GGTCAATACAACAAAAATCAACCTTCTCTTGTATGATTAATTCCAAAAACTTTTCTTTTACATACTGAGGTGTTGGTGATAACATTTCTGCGCTTATGTAAAAAATATGCTTTGATATAAAATCATAAGCTGCTTCATAAACTTTATTAGATGGCCTAGTTGGGTTATACGGAGTACACTCGCAGCCTAATAACATCTCTACATAATCATGAAAGTATTCTTCAGCAGGCGTATCCTCTGGTGAGAATGTTGCTATCTTCTCTCCGAACAATAAAATCCTAGTTAGTATATACCATTTCTTAAAAGCACTCTTTCCGTAGTTACCAATACCAGTAAGTAATGTAATTTCTCCTCTTTTTGGTTTAAAATGAAAATCTATTTCAGGTACACCTATACCAATAACTTTTTCAAATCCTTTTTCATTAATCTGTAAAGCCTTTTCTTTTACATCAATACCATATACAACATCTTCAATTCGGTAATTCTCATCTTGGTGCTCTTGAAAATCTTTCTTTACATTTATTTCGCTTCTAGTTACGTTATCTATTAAAACTTCTTTTTGTAAAGTAGCTGTATTGAAATTAGAACGACTAGCTCTATATGCGCTCTTTATTGCGTTCTTCATTTCACTCATAGTAAAATCATTACTAACGGTATACTCTGATGAAATCAAGTTAATTGCAGAATCTTCTTCAATACCAAAACGGCAACAAGCTGAAGCTAATTTAAAAATGTAAATATTTCTTTCCCCACTAACAAATGCATCGTTTCTATTTGTCAACCATTTTAATATTTTGGTAAAGTTTTCCGAATCTGTTCCACTAGACTCTTGCTTTACTAATTTTCTTTCTACTGATTTTATTTTAATAAAAACTTCAGCACTTTCGTTTATATAAATTTCAGGGTCATAACTTTCGTAACAAACACGACTTGGATTAATACCACTTTTATCTATTTCAGGAAAAACTTCTTGAAGTGATTGAAAATGCTCCCTATGTTTTCTTCCATCAGCTATTTTAATCAAAGCTTTTAATCCATTACCTGATGGGCTCACCCAACAAGCATAAACAAATGGTTTTGAAATTATATCCGTTTGTTTTTCTCTTAAATCAGAAATATCATCAAAATCAAGCACAATAAAACCGCTATGCTCAATAATTTGCTCATCCTTTCTATCTGCTCCAAACTTTCCACTAAAGCATACGCTTGGTAGGTTTGATTTTAATTTTTGAGATTTGCTTTTATCCAATGTTCCACGAATCTCATTAACCAGTGTTTTACTTCTTCCATCAGAAATTCTACTTAAAGCATCTTTTACTGGGATATAAAATGGCTTCTTTGAGAATATGTTTTCAAATATTGTTACTTGCATCGTTTTGTTTTTATAAAGATTGCCCTAATTCAGATTGTCTTTTTTTGTATTCTTCTAATTCAGCGTTTAACTTATTATCGGTATTTAATTTAATTGTTTTAGGCTTAAACTTGCCTTTTTCGGTGACCGCATCAATAACCCATCTTTTTATGGTCAAATAATCAGATTTGGTTTTATAAGATTTTTCAATCTTGTAAGAAGATAGCAAATCGTAACAAGCATTTATGAAATCTTGCCCATATTCAGAAACTAACTTCTCATTTTCATTTTCAAGCAAACTGATGTTATCTCGGTATAGAATTTCCTTTACTTTACTTTCCTTTTCTTTACTTTCTTTTCCTTTCCTTTCCTTTCCTTTAATAGCATCATTTCGCATACCGACTGCATTGCTTTTGCTATGCGTTTGCATTGCGTTTGCATTAACTAATTGATTATCAGAACTATTAGCCCATCTTAAATTAGCTGCATTACGTGCAGATTCTGTTTTTTTCTGCATAGAACGACATAATCTTTCTGAAAAAAAATGTGTATCATCTACAGTAAATAATTCATAGTTTTTTATAACTGTTTCTACTTTTTCTTTAGAAGTGCCCCATCTTTTAGCATAACTTCCGGTTAAAGCTATTGGCAATCTATAGTCGGTTTCGTTCCTTAATTTTTCAATTAAAGCCCAAAATATACCATAACCCTCCATCCCTAATTGGTCGATAAGTATCATACACTTAGGGTCATCCTGAGAGTTACTATCATGTGAAAAATAATAAGCATCCTTTGCCATTGCAATATTTTATAGGTATTTAGAAATTAACTTGGTACGGAAACGCAGCTCTTATTTTCTCTAGCTGCTTCTCTGTTGGGATTAGTCTACCAGACACAATCCTTGATATTTCAGATTCCTGAATACCTGTTTTATTTGCAAGCCACCTATTAGTTCTGCCATCTAATGCTATTTTTAATAGCTCTGTAAGGGTTTTTCTTGGTTCCATATTTATAGTTATTTATGCAAAGAAAGTAATAAATTTTCATAATTACAAAAATGTAGATAAATAAATTTTTTATGAAAAAATATTTGTTTTTTAATTTAATTATAGTATTTTTGCTTTATGATTGAAAACAGGGATAATATCTACAAACTAGCAGAGCTTCTAGGTTTCATAATAGAAGTTTATAGAAATGGTGTATTTATCGGTAAATATAAATACATAGATGGTAAAGTAACAAAAATTGATTAATAAAAAATAAATAAAATGGAAATTAATTACAAAAACGAATTATTTGAAATCGCAGGTAACATGGAAATGCTTGTTGATTTTACTGAAATTATTGAAAGGTCTGCAAAAGAGATTAATGATGAAAATGAAGATGATGTTAAGGTTGAATTAAACTCTGTAGAAATAATTATTTGTGGCAGAGGAATAGATATTTTACCAAAATTATCTGAAAAACAAAAAGAAGAAATTATCAATAATTTAAGTATTTATTAGATGAAGTATTCTTCAAGTTTTACTCATGATTTAAATTTTGGTGAATCAGGTGAGGATTGGGTAAATGAAATATTTGCAAAAGGTAAAAAGGTTGAAGTAAAAACAGACCGAATGACACATAAAACTGGTAATGTTTTTATAGAATATGAATCAAGAGGTAAGCCATCTGGCATAGCAACTACTGATGCTGATTATTGGGTTTATAAAATAGATGAGGTTGGGTTTGCTATTATATTTGAAGTTGAAATATTAAAAGTTAAACTTAGGAAATATTACACAGATGGAATGTATTTAAAAAAAGGCGGAGATAATGATACGTCAAAAGGATTTTTAGTTCCAATTATACAATTATTTAAAAAATGAGAAGTACAATAATTAATAAAAAAAAGATTTGTATATCCTGCGGTGCTTTAGATTATCATTTTTCTAAAAAAATGTGTAAGCAATGTGCAACAGTAAAAAGTACATCTAAAAGAGTTGAGAAATACGAAGAAGAACAGCATGATGAAAGTTTAAAGCATTTAGTTGAAGATTTAGATTCAATATTTAGTCAGTATATTAGATGCAGGTATGCTAATAAAGATGGAATGGTTGCTTGTTACACATCTGGAAAGCTAATGAGATGGCAAGATGCTCAATGTGGACACTTTATAAGTAGGAAAAATTATGCAACAAGATGGTTGCCTCAGAATTGCCGACCACAATCTGAGTACGACAATTGTTTTTTATCAGGTAATATTGATGTTTATAAAAAAAAATTAGAAGAAGAAGAACCGGGTATTGTAGATTACCTGCAAGAAGAAGCTAGGCAAATTTCAAAACCAACAAGAGATGAATTAAAATCTTTAATAATAGAATACAGACACAAACTAAATTTAGTAAAGAAAAAATTTGAAAAATGAACGTAGAGTTAAATGAGTATTTAGAAAGACCAGAAGTTGAAACAGAAACATTGCTTTACAAAAGAAGATTGGAGGCAAAGATTATTGAAAAGTTTAAAAAAGAATTTAAAGAAAAGATTGGTTATGAGCCTCATGTTTTAACCATGATAGATGAAAGGTCTGATATACCAAAGATTCCTATTTTAATGTTAAGAGAGTTTATAGATAGTGTAATGAAAGAAAAATTCGGTAATCAAAGAATTGGTAACGATATAGCTCGTTTAGCAAATAGTGGTAGACATCGTGATGTGGTTAACTACAGGTTTATTTATTTTAAGTTAGCTAGAATGATGGGTAATTCATTTGCTTCAATTGGTCAAACTATAGCAACAAGTAAAACAAGGAAATATGACCACACAACAGTAATGTATGCGTGCAAGTCATTTGATGATTTAATTAATACAAATGAAGAATTTAGAGCTATATATATAGACCTAGTAATTAAATTAAAAGAAAAATTTGCAAAAAAAGATTTAGTGTTCAACTAAAAATGTGCTAAAAACCAAAAAAATAATATAATTTTACACAGTTCTCATGTGTGTTTTTTGGTTTAATTTAGTTAGGGCCCCTATTATTCTTAATGGGGGCTTTTTTATACAAGGTCCATTTCTAATTCTTCAGTTGTAAATGGTATTAAATTAAGCTTTATAAGAAGCTCATTCAACCTACAAAGAAGCTGGTAGTCGGATAGGTATTTCAGGTTTTTGACCTTTTCGTTTGCAATTAGAGATAGATTAACCACTAATTGTTCGTAATTGCATCTTAGATTATAGTTTTTCATAAGTTATCTATGACAAAACGCACCGCAGCTTGTTTCTTTTTTTAATGATTTATATAATTTTTCTATATCTGGGAACATTAATTTTTCAGTTTCACATTCTGTCATTAAATCCCTAAGTCTTTTACCATTACCCATTATTGAATAAAACTTCTTCCTTTTATCTTGAATTTTTTCCTCAAATTCCAATACCTCCATAAATTCTTTATTATTCAAATGATACATGGCTTTGTATTCTTTTTCGCTTTTGAAAAAGCACATTCTGCATCCGCCTCGCATCATATATACAGGGAAATTAGGGTGCATACCATGTTTTTTCAATATTTCTTCACAATCATTCCTATCATACCCATCTGCAATCAAAGGATAAGTATATTTTACATTTTTCATTGCTTCTAGGCTACCAGTTCTGCCTTGTTCATCATAATTAAATCCAATCATTAGCTCACACTCTCCTTGCTCTTTTAAATACTTATCTATTGGCGCTGCTTTAAAATAATTGGTGCAAAATCTCATTTGTTGGCTAGGCATAACCTTACAGGCAACTATTAAATCTTCTAAGCTAGAATATAATTCGCCTTTATACAATTTCCCCCCCCCTATTTTAATTAAATTAAATTCACCATTGTGAAAATCTTTTATATAATCTTCAACTTTATTGATTCTTTCATACATTTCGCCATGTTCTGCACCAGTATCACACCAAATTGCAGTAGCACCTTTGCCATAAAGCAAACACATTGTAGTAGACTCAACACCTCCACTAAAACTTATAAATCTTTTCATTTTTAATTATTTTTATTTTCAGATTTCCAAATCATTAAATCCATTCCTTTTAGTCCAGATGGGGGCTCTATATTAGTTTTTGCAATAGAGGTTTCTTTTTCTAATTTAGAAGCAAAATTTGAGCCGATTATTTGTTTTTGCGGCTCATTTTTTAAAACACTCTTTGTCCTAGAAAAATACACTCTACATTTTTCAGAACAAAACCTTTTTTTAGCAGTTACGCTTTCCATTTTTTCACCGCAATATTCGCAGTTTTCTTTCTTCTTTATCATGTGTTACGATTTGTTACGTTTTGTTACGCTAAGTTACGATTTGTTACGATAAAAACAAAAAAATGTTACGATTATGAAAAATATTTCAATAAAATTAAATTAATTATTCCTATAAAATTAAATTAAATAGGGTATAAAACGGCTTAATTTAGACCTGAATCCAAAATATTCAAAATAAAGCCCATTAAGGTCCCTATTTTTTCAAAATGATATTACCCCCTTACTCAATACTAAATACCACCCTAAAGCATACCCAAAACAGCCAACAACCGCCAATGTATTGCCCGACCCCCATAACCACCAACCCACAACCCCACGCAATAGCCCGAAACGAAACCGAAAACCAAAACGCAACCCCCACTGGCTCACGCTTTGCCATTTGCCCGAAAGAAAACGCACCCCCAGTTTTAAAACGTCACCCCCCGTCCGCCTAAGCGAGCTTCGTTTCCGATTCATTAATTAAATTAATTGTCAGTTTTTGAAAATTTTTTTTTGTTTTTGGGTGTTTTGTTTTTTTCGTTTGAGGTGGTTGTGAATCTGTGATTTTGTGGTATATTTGTAAAAACTGAAACAATGCTGCTTGGTATAACACAGCCCCCTTTTAAATCTTATGGTGGATTCAGGAATTTGAATACGCCAGTTGCTAGATTGCCATTCTTGCAAGAAGGTGAAGATGCGGCTAGTAATGAATTGTTATCAAGAATATCTCAGCAAGTATCTCAGCAAGAGGCTCAACAGCCAAAGAAAAAACAAAAAGAAGAACCATCATTTGGTAAAAAAATGCTTGGTAAAGCGGCGAATATTTTTGCTGATGTAATGACAAATGAGGCTTTTACAAACCCTATCAGTGGTCCACTTTATCAAGAATCTTTATTAACTAGAAGGGCATTGAGTAATATTTCCGAAAATGTAAATCCATACAACTACAATGATGTGGATATGCAAACTGGAGAAAATATGCCTTGGCTTGGCCGTGCAATAAAAACCGCTCTTGGTGAAAAAGAACCAAATAGACTTTTGACTGAAAAGGCCGCACAGAAAGGGGTTGACCCGTATACCGGAAAACCTTCAAACGAAGCAAGAACAAGATTGGATTTGTTGAATATGTTAGCAAACAGACCTCAGCAATATAACACCCTTGAACCTTCGGAGTATGCTCCGTCTATAGGTGCAGAAAAAGGTTCAAAATATATGAAATCAAGCGCTATTGAAAGCGACATCTTGAATAATATGTTTACCCAAACAGAGCAAGGTAGAAAAATTCTAGAATCTGGAATTCGCTCAGAAGCTGATTTGGAAAAATTACTAACAGAGTCAGGCCTCCCTTACGAAAAGGGGAAAGGTGGATACGTGATGAAAGTTCCCGGTCTTGGACAAGGCACATTGGGTGTTAAAAAAGATAAAAAGGGGACATACCTAAGTTATTCTGATGTTTGGGATGTTGACCCATCAAGAGGTACTTCTGGAGAGAATACAAATTTATTATCTACAGCTCTTGGTAAATTTGCAAAAGCTGGATTTGTTTCTCCTCAAAAGGTTTACGGCAGAATATACTTTGATGAGAAAACGGGTAAACCTAAGAAATAATCTTTCTCTTTAATTTCTTCCCAAAGGCCATATAAGCTAGCCAAATAGTCAAGATTGGCCAAATAATGCAGAATACCCAAACATTTATTTCTTCGTAGGTAATTCCAAGTACATAAGCAATGGTTTCTAAAATGTAAACGCAGTTGTTAAAAGTTTCGTTCATTGTTTTAAATTTTATACTGCAAAGCTAACATCTCATTTGTTAATCAAAAGTTAAAAGGTATTTTCATTATATTTGCCTTAGCAATAATGTTTAGTTAAGGTCGCAACGCCCCTATATATAAAATATGGGGGCTTTTTTGTTAAATTTATTTTTTTAATTAAATTAATTAATATACCTTTGTTCTAAATTAAAACAAACACAATGGCAAGAAACATTAGTCCAGATTCGGTATCAAGCAAGGTATCAGAACTGCAAGTAGGAGAAAGTTTACTATTAGAAAACCCATATACATCCGTAATGGTTATGGTTTCAAATCTTAAAAGAAAAGAAGCACACAAAGACAAGATTTTTAAGATTAAATCTGTTGACGCAGCGACCCACGTATCAAGAGTAAAATAATCAAAAGGCCTTAACTAATGACAACCAAAGAACTACTGCAATTGGTGGATAACCAAATCGCAAACGCACGCACATTTAAAGAACTCTGCAATATAGAGCAGCCAAAAGAATGGATTAAAACAAAGAAGTCTGTTTCAAACGAAACGGAATACGAATTCAATGAAGTAGAATTGATTGAAGGCCTTTGTGACAAGGTTTTTGATGATTGTTGGCATTATGAAATAATTTTTTCTCCAGTTATTTGTCAAGATAAAAATGGAATATCAGTAACACAAACTGTAAAACTTTTTTATACTAGCGGAAGCAAGCAATACACACAAACAGGGACTGCAACCGAATATGTAAACTCAATGAAACTTTTGTCATTAGCTACACCAAAGTGTTCTACAATGGCATTTAAAAATGCTTGCAGAAAGATTGGTAAGCTATTTGGTGGAGGATTAAACAGAGGAACAGAAGAAGCTGATTTGCCTACAATGGTAATAGAAAAAGAAGCTCCTGACCGTGCAGAACAAAGATATAAACTACTAATAGATGACTGCAACAGTGTTGATGAATTAAGAACATACCAATTTGTGATTCCCAAATCGCTAAAAGAACATTACGACCAAAAATTAAAAACCTTAAACGCTAAATAACATGATAGACTTTTCTAAAACACTTATTCGCTCTAGTTCTGTAGGATATTTAATGACAGAACCGCAATCAAAAGCAGCAAAAGATGCCGGAGAGTTATCAAAAACTGCAAAATCACATCTATTAGACGTATATATTGCAGAAAAATACGGTAGAAAGAGAGATATTCAGACAAAACAAATGAGAAAAGGAGTAGAAGTTGAAGAAAGTTCAATTGATTTGTTGTCAAGATACCTAAAAAAGCACTTACAGAAGAACGAGGAACGAATTAAAAACGATTTTATTACAGGGTTGCCAGATATTTTTGAAGGAGAAAGTATAACCAACGCAGATGTAATCACAGATATTAAGTCTAGTTACGATTTATGGACGTTTCTAGGCAATATTCCTGATAAATTGGATAATCTATACTATTGGCAGCT